GTACCCGTTAGCTCATTCATTACAACGCGAGCCCGTCAAACCCTTGTATAATAGTTCTTGGCGGACCTGGGGATTAACTTTTTCTAAGAGCCCCATCATTTTTTGCTGTGTGCATCTAAGGATTCACCTGTCGCCTTGTCGGCCGCATTTCCTTGCTCACTGGTTGCGATGCTATGTTTGCCTGTTGGAAATTTTTATGAAATTGTAGTTTGCCTATCGCACTTGTTTATACGAGTTTTCTTTCGAGGTCAATCTTTTTGGCTTTAAATACCAAGATGCATTGGACGTACCAAGGAAAAGAAATTACCACGATCCCAGAAGACATAGTTGGTTTTGTATATCTCATAACCAACACGACCAACGGTAGGATGTACATAGGCAAGAAATTAGCCAGGTTCAAGAGATCCAGGCCACCACTCAAAGGCAGAAAGAACAAGCGTAGGTACAAGGTGGATTCTGACTGGCAGGACTACTACGGATCTAGCGATGATCTAACGTTAGATGTCAACAAACTGGGCAAGGACAAGTTCACTAGGGAGATACTGTTTTGGTGCAAGTCCAAGGCGGAACTGTCATACGTGGAGGCACGTGAACAGTTTGCACGTAAGGTTCTGGAGTCTAATGATTATTACAACGGTCACATACGAGTGCGGGTGCATGGCAAGGGAATCCTCAAGTCATAAAAAACCCCCGACTCGCAAAAGCCGAGGGTTAATAGAATTGCAATTCAATTGATCGATTACGCCGTAGTTTTTGCCGCGTTCTTGACTTCCTGAATTTCTTTTCTTCTTGCTTTGATCAGTTTAGATAAGTTTGCTAAGGCCTTTCTGGCTCTTGTTGCAGAGGCTTTTACACCCTTATCAACGAACTTCCCATTCTCTTCTGAGTAAGTTTGTATCTCTGTCATTATAGCGTCGTGTGTTTCATTTGACATATTAATTGTCCTTCCTTTATTGTCGTACGATAACATTAATTAACGTCATTGTAATTAAAGCACGTAAGAAGTGGTTTTGTCAATAGGAAAATTAAACAATTATGTCAACATCATTGGCATAGTTGGTAAAACCATTCTCTTTTACAACTTTCAGTACACTATTCACTCTGCTTACCAATTCGTCTTTGTGAGATATCAAGAATATGTTCTTCTTCTGTGTCCGGCTCATGTCCTTGAGCACTGCCATTGAACTCTCAACACCTGATATGTCCATTCCAGCGTCTACCAGTTCATCGATGAACAGCAAGTTGATCTGTTGATAAAGGCTCTCCCACACATCTCTGAATGCCCAGCTCAGACTCAGGATCAATCTGTTTCTTTCACCCCTGCTTAGATTGTCAAAGTCCAGTTCCCTGCCCAGTTCCTCGATACGCACTGTCAGGTCTGACTGGAAAGTGACCGTGTGTGGCAGTTTGACCTTGCCCAGGAAGTATGCCAGTCTCTGATTCAGGTACGTCAAGTTCTGTTCTATGATCCTGGTCCTTATGAATGAATCTTTTGCTGTCAGCAGTTTATACAAGAACTCCTGGTGCCTGTGTAGGTCCTCCAACTCGTTGGCCTTTTCATAGTCCACTTCCTGTATCGCGGATTTGGTCATCTCCGCAATCTGTTCTGCGTATGTGTCTTCTTTCTTCTCTGTCTGTTCCAACTGTCTCTTCAGATCCTGTAACGAACCCTTGTGATTGTATGCTTCGTCTATGGTGTCATAGTATGTTTCTGGCACCTGTCCTAGATCTCCCACCTCGTCTATGCCTTCCTGTATTTTCGCTAGATCTGACTTCAGTTTCGTCACGTAGTCTGTAGATTCTGTAAGTTGTACTTTCAGTTTGTCAACGAGATGTGTGTGCTTGTCGTCGTGCAGTTCCTGTTCACACGTTGGACATTTCTGTTGTTCAGCGTATTCTAGATCTGCGTTTGTTTTACTAACAGTGCTTTCCGCTTTTGTTAACGAATCTTCATGATACGCTTTCTCTTTCTCGAGGCTCCTCAGCATGGTCTGTAGTTCATTCCTTTTCTGTAGTTTCTTGTGTTTCTCTATCTCGATCTCACTGTCCACTTTCTCCAGTTCAGCGATTGCTTCTTTGAAACTTTTTATGTCGTCGTCTTTCTGGCTCGCCCAGGCGTTTGATCTTATTTTCAAACTTTCTATGGACTCCTGTATCTTCTCGTTGGAGGCAACCTTGGCGTCTATACGCATCTTCTCCTCGGTCAGCATCTGTTTTGTCGCTTTCTGTTTCTCTTTCAAGAGATCTGCTTTCTGCGAAAGTAAAGTTATACCTAACAGTTGTTCGATGATTTCCCTCTGTTCTGCCTGTTTGGTGGACAGGAAAGGTTGTGTGTATGTGTTCAACGCGATGATGTTCTTGAACATGGAATGGGTCATGCCCATCAGTTTGTTGATCTCTACCTGTGTCTCCCTGTTCTCACCTTGTGCTTCGTTGTTGTCCGTGTTCTGCTCTATGTCGTTGGCATAGAATCTGAATATCTGAGGTTTCCGCCCTCGCTCGATTGTGTAGGTCACTCCGTTCTTTATGAACTTTACGCTGACCAACATACCCTTCTCGTTGGTCTTGTTGACCAGATTGTCTCTCCTGATGTTTGTCAATGCTTCACCAAAGAACACGTAACTCAATGCATTTATGATGGTGGTCTTGCCTGTGCCGTTCCTGGCTCCGGCGTCGTCACCCCCCAAGTCCATGTTCTCACCAATGACAAGCACTAGACTCTTGTTGGAGAAGTCTATGGCCTGGGCCTGGTTGCCCACGCTCATGAAGTTCTTTACCGTAAGTTCTTTAATCGTCAGCAAGTTGTTTCCTCTTCCATTCCTTGTAGCCTTTCAGCCATTCTTCCTGTGTTGGTGGATTTTTGAACATGTCAAATATCTGTGCTTTAGACATGGTCGGTTGTTCAAAATCACCCTTCAACACTTTTATCAATTTCTTTTTACTAATTCGTGACATCTAGATCGTTGTAAATTGCTGTTAAAACATTCTTGTCATACACTTCCGAGTCCACGCCCTGTAACTGCTTGATGACTATCTGATCAACGCTGTCAAACTTCTGCACTTCGACCAGTGGTTGTTGTGCGTTGTCCACTTGTTCTGGTATCAGTTGCAGTTCTCTGAGCTGATACTTGTCTATGAATGTTTCCCTCACGAAGTTTGCTTCTTCGTATGAAATTTTTATGTCCAGCGTGACCCTCACGTACATCTTGGGTTTGAGATACTTGTCTGGATCTTCCAATAATTCTGAAACTTTTATCGTGATGTATCTTGGCATTTCTGGCCAGTTGACGAACTTGGGTTCTCCGCCGTATTCCAGTATCATCATGCCACGATCATCATCCCAGGCGTCTGCGTAGTTGTGTGGGAAGGCGTTGCCCATGTACGTGACGTTCTTCATGTACTGCCTCTTGTGGAAGTGTCCTGAGAACACCTTGCCACAGCCTGCGAAGTGGTCCGTCTGTATTCCGCCAACGTCCGGCATCTCCACCATGGCGTTCATCTTGAAGTACGGCAGTTCGAAGTGTCCAAACACGTACTTCTGTTTCATCTTTTCGATCTTCTTCCATTCGTCCTGCACAACCCATGGAATGATGGCGACATCGTCCTCCACTAACCATTCGTTGACTATGTGTATGTTTGGAATGTTCCTGATGTACTCCATGGAGTTTATTTCTCTCTTGTCCCTGTAGTACAGGTCATGATTTCCCATGATCACGTACACTTTCTCGAACGCCGCACCCAATCTCTCCATGTTTGAAACTGTGTAGTTCATGGTACTTACATTTGTTGCTGATCTGTGATGGTGCCAGTCGCCCAGGAATATGCAGGTCTCACAACCTTCTGCCTTGGCCTGTGCTATGAACCATTTTACGAACTCCTCACAGTCATCGTTGTGTACACGACTGTTGCCCTTGAGGCCAAAGTGTATGTCCGTGAAACAGGCTACCTTTTTAAAGAATGCCATCTATTACCATTTCTTCTTGACTGTTGGTTTGTGATTGGTCATGTCGATCTTGTTCTTGAATTGCACGTCGTCAAAATCATCAGAGTCCAGTTTGCCTTTCTTCTTCAAGGTCTTGTTCAACTTCTTCAATGTGGTCTTGTTGACCTCATGCACGTCACCGTGTGCGGTCTTCATTCTTTTCTGGTATGACGGTCCTGCGGTCTCGTTCTCGTTCTGTCTCGTGAAACTGGGCATCATGCCATTGAACTCCAACAGGTCATCCCTGATCGCTTGATTTTTCTTTTCGATGTTTAAGATCCTTGTGAAACTGTTTGTGATTGCCGCTGTGTAATATGCGAATGGATTGTCTGACTTTGATTCATCGAACTGTAGTCCGATCTGTGAAAGTTGCATCAAGGCCTGTGACTGCATCTCGTCATTGTAGGTGTAACCCCTCCAGTTGGCCCTGGTACCATATCTCTCACAAAGTTTCATGTACATCATGGCCAGTTGGTTGGTCATCTTGCCATGATCAACGGAGAAGTGTCCGTTGCTCATTCCACCCACCCAGTGGCTTTTGCCCACGCACACCAGGTTGCCTTTTTTGTCAAACTTGTAGTGCTGGAATGGTGGGAAGTTCACCTTTGAGTGATGATCCGCCGTGGTCTTGGGATTTCGTTTCCGCTCGTCGTCCATGGGCACGTGGTCAAACATCATGACCCTGAACACCAGATCCGTCTTGTCTATCTTCCTGGGACTCACAGTGTAGTCCACCAGTTTAATCTTCTTGAGTCCGGCCGCCTTGGCCTCTTCCCATGCTTCCTGTGTCAAACGCTTGGCCTTGGCCTTACGTGCCTGTGCCACCGCACTGGCGTTGACCTTCTTTAGATTGGGCACTATGAGGTCATACTGTGCGTCCTCGGGCGTCACGTATGAGCAGTAGGTGTTCTTGCTGGCGTGTATCTGTGCCAGCAGATCTCGGTTGTTTAGGTACTTGACTCTCTTCATAAATCCTTTACTTTATATTGTTGAGATTGACCACAAACAGGTCTGTTGAATCGTGCCGTATGGTGAATTAAGTGCGCCTAAAATAATGCCTATAAATATAGTTAAAGTATACGAAATTTTACAAAGGAAAGCAACCATATAATGGCATTCGGAGACATAGGCAAGATAGTCAAGAACGTGGGAGGGGGCATATTCAACAGGACCCTGGGCAGGCTCACGGGTGCTGGTATTTCCACGGATTCCAGGATCGTCAACGCCAGAGCCAAATGGTCCGGACGTTCGGACAAGACCGACTGGCGTGTGAGACTACAGATACCAAACGGCGCAGACGCGGTCTACGACTCCATACTGGCCAACAACGAATTAATGGCGCCATTGGTGCCTTCACGTGGCATATTCTGGCCATTGACACCAGCGGTGGTGATACAGCATTCGGCCAACTACAATCCACTATCGCAGACACACAGCAACTACCCATTCCAGGCTTACCAGAACTCACAGGTGGACTCCATGAACATAATCGGAGAGTTCCCCGTGCAGAATTCAGATGACGCCAAGCACTGGGTGGCGACCGTGAATTTCCTGAGGACCATAACCAAGATGTACTTCGGCAAGGAACAGGCATTGAAAGGCAATCCACCACCGATAATGCACATGTCAGGTTACGGTGACCACATGTTCCAGAAAGTGCCGGTGATAGTGAACACGTTCAACGTGGAACTCAGACCGGGCATAGATTACATTTCAACAAAACAATCAGAAGTTTATAGATCTAATGTGCAGGATTTTGACCTTGACTCTGCAGATCAAACCTGGGCACCCACACTGTCAAACATATCAGTGCTGGTGACACCAATCTACAGCAGGGAATCGATCAAGAAATTCTCACTGTCAGAATTCGCACGTGGCCAGTTGAACGGTAAAGGCACAGACGAGATAGGATTCATCTAATGGCCAAGTATTCTTCCACATCACCATATTTCTCTACACCACAGAATGATGTTAACTTGGAAACATTCGTGCCCAGGACCATAACTGCGGAGGACGATGACCAGAGTTACACCATCGAGAGGACATACGCATACAGGCCAGACCTGTTGGCCTATGACCTGTACGGCTCACCGAGGTTATGGTGGGTGTTCGCACAGCGTAACCCAGACCAGATAGAGGATCCCATATACGACTTCAAACCAGGAGTGACCATACAGTTGCCTAAACCCAGCAATGTAAACTCAGACCTAGGAATATAACATGGCGGAGAAATACACCACATCAGGTTCTGCCAGCAAACCTTTCTT